TATTCCAAGCCATCCAATCAGGAAAAGTTAGCCCATACCATCCACCAGAATCTTCTTCCACTGATGTCTGACTGTAATATGGCTATACAAGATATTTACACTTTATTCATTCAGGATGACAGCATCTCAGATGCGAAAAAGAAAAATCTGACTCCCTTATATAAACCAGCCAGTTCAAGACTGCTGTTTCTTGCAAAACTGATTTCTTTTGGCATGGAACGCTAATTCATCAAACGTAATACCAAAAATCAGAAGCTACTCGCCGGAGGAGCTTTATCCCCCATTGTGCTGGATTATATTATGGACAGTGAGGTTCCGAAACCATGCCGTCATTTTATCGGAAGAGATAAAGAACTGGAAGAATTATATACCATGCTTGAGGAAAACCGTCATGTTTTTCTTTGCGGAATTGCTGGAATCGGAAAAAGTGAACTTGCCAAAGCCTACGCAAAGCGGTACATAAAGCAATACACCAATATCCTTTATGTAGAATATACCGGCAATCTTCATCAGGATATTACTGACATGGATTTTATTGACGATCCGCCGGAAAGCACTGACCAGGAACGGTTTCAAAGACATAACCGTTTTCTGCGTTCCCTGAAATCTGATACTCTGCTTATCATAGATAATTTTAATGTCACTGCCACACAGGACAGCTTTCTGTCAGTAGTATTAAAATATCGCTGTCAGATTTTGTTTACAACCAGAAGCAAACTGGATGAATACTGTACTCTGCCATTAAAAGAAATAGAGGATATGAACGCTCTCTTCCAGCTGGCATCAGTATTTTATTCAGAGGCAGACACGTACCGGCCAACAGTTGAAAAGATCATCGAAACTGTTCACTCTCATACTTTTGCCGTGGAACTGGCAGCAAAACTTCTGGAAAATGGAATCTCAACTCCAGACCAGTTATTAACAAGACTTCAGGTGGAAAAAACATCTTTTCATAACGAAGATAAAATTAAAATAATCAAAGATGGACAAAGCGAGCCGTCCGAAAACCGCTGTTACATTGAAAAATCCCTTCTATGCAACAGCGGTTTTGTTTTAGCAACATTTTAAATCAATAATAGATAGCCTATTGAATTTTTTTACCCACATTATATGCTTCTTCCAAAGCCTGATGTCCTGCAATATCACCTTTATCATTTACGCCACCTGCAAAAATAGTTCCTGCCAGCTTCGCTTTTTCATAGCAGTCAATCCAACCCTGAATTGCAGTCTGTGTACCTGCTACTGTTTCTTCTCCATCTTCTGCAGCCGATGCAAGTAAATAAATATCACGGAAATTATAATCGGTTGTAAACAATGGATTTGCCCTGTCAAGCATTGTTTTTAGCTGTCCGCTGACACTGTAATAATAAACCGGAGTTGCAAAGGCTATTGTCTCTGCATTTTTCATCTTTTCAGCAATTTCCACTGCGTCATCATTTATTACGCATTTCTGTGTCTTTCCACACGCAAGACATCCCTTGCAAAATCCGATGGTTTTATCTGCAAGACTGATTATTTCCACTTCATTCCCAGCTTCTCTTGCTCCATTTGCAAAAGCCTCCGCTAACGAGTCAGAATTTCCGCCTTTTCTGAAACTTGATGTAATAACTAATGCTTTTTTACTCATAATTACTTTGCTCCTTTGTTCATTTGTTAAAACTGATCTGCCCATGTTTTCAGCTCTGCTTCTTTTACATTGATATTAAAACGTTTTCCTTCTTTTAACCTGGCACCTTTACAAGATTGTTCCAATTCGGTATTTGTTCTTCCCATGCCGCTTCCACCGGAAGTAGCAAACGGCACTACTGTTTTTCCTGCCAAATCATAACTTTCCAGAAATGTATTGATAATTGTCGGTGCAACATACCACCACCATTGAGTGCAAATCCAATGATCTCAGGAAGCCTTATGATTCATACCTTTACAGTCACCGTACACCCGCAGAAACGGGGAAGGAAAACCCTGTGATTACAGAAGTCTGTTGACCTCTTTCTGCACAGCAGCATAATCATATCCTGCGGCAGTCAGCTTGTTCTTACGGTCTGCACCATTGCCCCATTTGCCTGCGATAACTTCCTTCGCAATCTGGGTCACAGATTTCTTACTGGAAGTGCTACCCTTTGCCAGTTCATTGACTTTTGCCTGAACCTGAGAGTAATTGTACCCGGCAGCTTCCAGTTTCTTCTTACGGTCATCACCGTTACCCCACTTACCTGCAAGCACCTCTTTTGCTACTTCGGTAATGGACTTTGTAGGTGTGGTAGTTTTACCGCCTGCAAGTCTGTTTACCGCAGCCTGCACCTCAGAGTAGTTATATCCTGCGGCAGTAAGAGCGTTCTTTCTGGCATCACCATTCCCCCATGCACCTGCAAGAACTTCCTTCGCCACTTCATCTACAGATTTCTTAGTAACAGAAGTGCTGCCGCCATCTGGATATCTCAGAACATGATTCCACGGATAATTACGGTAAGCCCTGATAAGAAACTCTTTTCCGGTCTGATCTCCCGGTGTTCCACCTGTAGCCGTACCTTTTTCATTGATAGACGCTTCTACTTCCATACCATTACCGCAATACATTGCGACATGGTGTTTGTCATTCAGCAAAATATCACTTCGTTTCAGTCCTGTACCTGTAGCCAAATTTACCTTATTGGTAACATCTTCAAAACCGAAGTGTTTGAATACGGCAAGCATTACTCCCGTATAAGCACATCCGTACTTTTCAAAAGAGTATGTTTTTACCGGAATCCCTGCGTGTTCCCATGCAGTATATACAGCGGAAGAACAATCGTAGTCACCATCTTCGCCCCAACGGTGTGTCTGGCAATATCCATGTCTGTCATCTTTCGCAGTATCTTCCATCCATTTAATAGCTGTCTCTGCTTTACTCATTTCTGTTACCTCCTTATCATACTTCGTAAGTTCGTACTGGTCAACCAGTTTCATATTGTTAGTCACATAGGTAGAACTTGTGGCATATCCGTCAGCCTTGATGGTTTCCAGATATTTCTTCGGATTAGTGATTCCTTTAAGGTTCTGATATCGGGCAAGCTGAATAAATTCAAAGTAACCCTTGATACCTTCCTCCATAGAATCATAGACACGGAAATTGTCTTTGATCGTAGTCAACGTACCTACGGTGTACTCTTCCTGAGTAGTCATATTAACACTCTTGCCTGTCCACTTTGTACCACACTTCAAACCAAAATAGTTATGATATCTGGCAGCAAGTTTGGAATTGCCCCAACCAGATTCAAGAATTGCCTGTGCAATGATCGGGCTATGTACTTTGATCCCGTATTGTACTGCATACTTCTGTACGAACTTCGCAACCTGTTCAATAAATTCCTGATTCGTCATAATGTATCACTCCTTTGTGAAGAGGGGGAGAATGGCTCTCCCCTGTGCTTACTGATCTGTGTTATCCACAGAGTCAGATTTCTTTTTAAGTACCTCAATCGCAGATGTAATTGCCGGGGGAATGTTAATCCCCATAAGACCTGCATTTTCCACAATAGAAATAGTCTCATTCGCAATAAAAGCAATCACCACTGCATCTCTGATAAAATTCGTCCCGGTCACAAGATCAAGGCGTGTGGCTACCAGAACCATCAGAAGAGTAATGCACTTACGGCACAGCCCCTTCCATCCTGCTCTTGACTCCAAAGCACCGTTTTCCGTTTTACCGGAATTATGGAACACACCTGCCACAAGCAGACCTGTCACATAATCAATAGCCATGAAAATTACCAGTGTTACCAGTGCGGCATCCCAACCGCCAAACAGAGAAGCAATCACGCTTCCAACCACTCCGATAGCTGTACAAATTCCATCCTTCATCATCTCTTTAGTCCTCCTGTTCATCATAGTCCTCCCCGGTAATCTCTTTGAAATTCTCCGGGCTGATCCATCCCTTTACTACTGCGTCCCTGACTCTCTTCTCCTTCCAGAGTCCGTTGTCATAGAAATTCTTCACCATCTCAAACTTACTCTTCTTCGCCATGATCCTGTACCTCCTGTTCGTCCTCTTCCTGCTCCATTTCAATATCTGTCATCATAGCCAGATATTCAATGTCACTGTTTGCCTTTGCGATCTGTGCCTGCATAGCAGCGTTCTTCTGACGCTCCTTCACAAGCTGTTCTCTTGCACTGATAAATCCAAACATTTGCTTTCCCTCCATAAATTCTTATAATATTGATCCATACAGATAATAAGGTTGTGGCAATTTCTCCTTGCCCTCCTACCCGGAGATTTCCTTTTCTTGCTACTCTCATTACCTACATGGGCTTTCCAACTTTCATAACACCTGTCAACCTCTTCCTTCGTCATGTACCCTTGCTTTGCCCGCTCTACCAACTTCCGCAGCTTTCGCCGTTCGTGTGATAGCTTCTCAGGCAGTAGTGTCATGACTACCTTTCCAGTCTTTGTCAACCGGAAGCGGAAACCCAGAAACTTGATACCCTGAGTCACCTTGAAAAGCTGTGTTTTCTTCGGACTCAGTTTCAAACCTCTTGAAGATATCCAAGCGTCAATCTTTATCAAACACTCCTGTAAATAAGCCTTATCCTCATGGATGATAATGAAATCATCGTTGTACCGGACGTAGTGCTTAATATGAAGTTGCTCTTTTATAAAATGGTCGAAGTCATCTAAGACTGCTAACTGTATAAGCTGTGTCGTTTCTGAACCAAGACCCATGCCTACCTCTGGATCATCACCTTGATTGAAGCTGTCAATGATTCGCTTGATTTCTCCGTTCACCCATTCATCATTGACCCTCTTTGTTACTGCTGAGTAAGCCAGTTCATGAGAGGTGCTACCGAAGAAATTCTTCAAGTCTGCTTTGAGTACCCACCCTTCCGTACCTTGTTTCCGGTAATATTTCTGTAGGTGGCAGATCAGCCTTTTCCTTGCGAACTCTGTTCCTCTCCCGTCCTGACAAGCACAGTTATCATAGATAAAAGATTTTGTCATGGTATCGTAAAAGTAGTTATCACATAGACTTCTCTGAAATACTCTGTCCTTGATTCTTGTACTTACAATGTCTCTTTCTTTTGGCTCATACACTTTGAACTGTGTATAATCATCTAACTTGTATGTACCATTCTCCACGCTCTCCTTTAGCTTATGAACATTAACCAAACCATTCTTTACATACCCGGCTACACTATCTTTCCACATGACGTTGTTCTTGCAATGCTGCATAGCCCGGTACAGATTATCAAAGTCACAGACTTCATCTCTCACTTCGGATTCCATCATGTATATTTCTCCCGTAAATCATTGGTTGCCGTTTATAGTGATACTGCCGTAAGGACGGCAATCACATCAGCACTCTGTTTTCGCCCTACTATATTCAGGTCAGGATGACGATTCCTTGTGTGAGTGCATTGATTTCAGCCTATGCCTACTTTATTACTAGCGTTTCTCACAATCCGGGGCAACCCCATTGCTGTTGTTCGCATTGTTGTTGTTCAGATTACCCGTATTGTTCACATTGCGAACGTTGTTACTGTTCCCGGCGTTCGGGGTAAACACATATCTTACAATCGTCAACCCTATATCATTTACTTGTATCTATTTTCATCAGACCTCTTCCAGTTCCGAAGAAGATTCTGGACATTGATTACAAGTCCTGTCCAGTAGTCCATCTTAGAACCTTCGATTCCGAAAGTACGGTAAGCAATATCCATCATGGTTAGCAAGGAATATGTCTGTGCCAAAGCCTGAACTTGATATCCTCTCCGTAATTCCCAGTCGGCTTTCCAATGTTCAGACTCAGGATTCACATACACTGAATTTGCCATATTGATAAGTCGGCTGATTTCTACCGCAGCATCCACGATCTTTGCGGTGATGCACCAACGGTATCTCTTCGGGAAGCAACTCTCATTACTGCAAATATGGATGGTATGTGTAGCCAACTCATTTGCCTTTGTGATTACTTCCAACTTTGAAGTACCTCTCTTTGACTTCGGTACTGACATTGTCCTCACTCCTTTCCCACCCCTAACGGGGTGGATTTCTGATCTTAGATTACGTTACAAGCCGGGGCAACCCCAAGGCTGTTGTGCGCATAGTTGCCGTTCAGACTACCCGTCTTGCTCACACAGCGAACGTAGCTACTGCTCCCGGCGTTCGGGGTACGCTCCCACTGCCACTGCGGACTACCGTTTTTATACTTCACACGGTTACTATCAGCACCCGTGTTCGGGGAAGTATAATCAGAATAGTTAGAGTAGTAAGGGTACGGTTCACCTTCCTTAACACTGCTTACTTCATCACCCATGAATAACTCACGTCTGGAAAGCAGGAAGAACTTATCCTTTGTGGTATCAGAACCGCCACCATCAGTGACGTTATTACGGCAAGTAACCTTTGTAGTCTTACCGATAACTGCAAGGAAATCTGCATCCATTCCATTCATGAAACCTGCCTTATTAGAAACCCAAGAAGGAGGTCTGTCATAGTTTGTAGCAGGTGTCCAGACAGAACCCGCAACCTTATCACTATTCAACCATTCACGAACCGCAGACTCCTTATAATTGTTAGAACCGTAGCACATTCTCTGACCACTGTTCAGAGTTGTCAGTTCCGTACCGCCTGTACCTTCCGTTGGCTTTACAGTCTCAATAACTGTAGTGCTTGTCGGACTTGCATAAGTCTTAATATCGTATTTCAGCGGGTCTTGATCCCAAGCACCGTTCCATACAATCTGACCACCCTTCGGAACTGCTTTCGTGAGAGTAAACTGGTAAGTCTTGCCATTGCCCATACCTCCACTCCAACCGTTCTTAGGAGTTACATGATATATACCTGCGGCAAGTTCCTCTTCTGCATAATACATAGCAGCCGGAGCATTGAACTGTACGAAGTCAAATACTTCATGAAGCTGTAAAGTCATGCTGTGAGTGAACTGCTTGTCTGCCGGGGTATCAATGTCAAAACCGATGATATCCCACACCAGAGTTGTGCTACCTCTCTGACAGGTCAACTGATCTCCCACCGCAAATACCTTGCTTGCCAGTCCCTTACGAACAAGTGCCTGCACATCACTCCAAGATGTAGGTTTCAGGCTGCCACCCTGTCCGGTTGCAATCGCAGCAAGGAACTGGTTCATAGTGTCCATCTTCTCTGCGAACGTATCGTCAGAGAGAAAACCAAACTGATTGCTCATTGTCTTATCCTCCTTTATCCTGTAACAACTTCGTCATACTCAAATACGGGCTTACCACCAATCACCTTGATTGCACCCTGATAGGTTTTCCCAGTATCATCGTTGACGATCATCATAGTAGCTGCCGCTTTCAATGCAGAATCGGTAGCAGTGTTGCAATCTGTGATTGCCTTTGAAGTGTCCTGCTGACGCTTTGTTTCTGCCTGAACTCTTGCAGTCTCAGCAGCCACCCTCTTAGACTCTGCATCGACTCTACCCTTCTCTGCGGTAACTCGTTTGCTTTCAACATCCACTCTGGAATTTTCAGCAGATACCCTTGCCTGTTCAGCTTTCACCCTTGCGGCTTCCGCATTGACACGGATTGTCTCTGCATTGACTCTGGAATTTTCGGCAGAAACACGACTCTTCTCTGCCGAAACTCTACCGTTCTCAGCAGTGACACGTTTTGCTTCTGCATCCTTGATAGCCTGCACATCTGCGATAAGCTGAATCAAGATACCATAATCGTCATCCTTCTCAATCTCAGAGTCATCCGGTGCTGCCGCTTCCTGAACTTCCAGTTCAAAGAGCGTGGTACTCAGTACCGTCTTGTTTGCCGTGATGATGGAAATATCACACTTTACAGTACCGTCAAGCTGCAACATCCAGTATGTCAGCGGAACAGTTACCGTACCGTCTGCATTGACTGTACCCTCAAAGGTTTTTGCTACTTCATCCTCACGTCTTGCATTGATGACTGCGATAGATGCAGATTCCACTTTAATACGCTCACCACTATCCAGAAGAGTCACCTTCAAGAAACGGGACTGCTTATCGTACTGCTTTGCTACAATCGCAGCAAAACGGTTAAGCTGAGACACATCTACCTCAATCTCTTTAATAATCGTTGCCATTATCCTTCACCTCCCTTAAAATCCCAACTTCTCCAATACCTCTCTCATAGAAACCTGCGTACCGTCTTGCTTCACAATCGTTACATCCTCACGGAACAGTGCTTTGAAAGCACAGTCCAGAGTATTATCCATCGTTGCTTTCTGCCCGAACGCTACGCCACGTCCTCCATGTAGGAAGTGCATCAGATAAATTGCTGTAGAAACATAATCTATGTAAGTAACCGTACTGAAAGCATCTTTCAGAACGTACCTCACATCATAAGAAAACTCAGTGTCCAATTCCCCGCCAAGAACATTGCTTCCCGGCTTAATAGTCTTTTTGTTCAACCATTCTGAGGTATCGGTTTTCTTGTACTCTGCTGTGATTGTAATACTGTTAAGTCCGGTACAGGAGGAATACTCCACGGCACTCTGACTGAGAAAATAAGTTCCGTCATTGTCCATCTCACCCGTTTTGTTGCATCGGTCACTCTCAATCAGAGTGAATTTTGGAATATCATACGGAAGCACATTCACGGTTGCTGTCTTAGAACAAGTTCTTCCACGGCTGTCCGTGATCGTTACCTCACATTCCAGAGAACCACTATTTATGATTCTGTTGATCTGTGGCAGGCTTGATGCACTGTAGGTCTGCTCTGTATACTGTGTGTCCAGTCTCAGCTTAATACGCTTGACTGTAGCACCCTGACTGGCAGCACAGGTGATAGCCGATACTCTGATACCACTCTGATTCTGAACAAACACTTTATTCCAACTAGCGGGGACTGGTGTGTTTGTTTTGTCTGCCAGAGTGACACTGCTGATTGTCGGTAGGAAGGTGTCAGACACAATGCAATTAAAGGTTGCAGAGATTGTCGTATAGACTTTCGTACCATAACTGATCTGGACAGTAACTTTACCTCCACCGTATGCCTGTGAGGAATCACTGATTGCATCAAGCCAAGATACGGGTATGACATAACTTGTGCTATAGACATTCTTCACGGTCTTTGAATAGCTGTGATTTCCAAGACTCCATGTAACTTTCAGTGATCCGTCTACGGACTTTGTGCCAAGGTAGTTACTAAACTCTGCGATTGAAGATGCACTACCATCAATCGTAATTTCATCAGCACTAACCGTAGTTGGTGCATTTTCAATGTCATACATGGAAAAAGTATCTTCGTAGGTTTGTTTACCGTCATAAAAA